AACGGGTAATTAACTGAGATGGGTACCACTTTATCGGTAAACATCTTCTTTGCATCAGCTCCAGTCTTCGATAATATTCCATATCTGGAATCCGAAGAGATGGTTGCTTGGTGTACAAGTTCTGAAGATGCCATGAATGAAAAGCCAGAACGTCTGTTCTTAAGGTAACACAATCCGTAACATCTGGCGTCCAATTTACATGCCTCCCAGAATATGAAAAAGATCCTGTTGGATTCACGAAAGTCTGGGTGCCCCACGTCAATTTTAGTCCACTGCAAGTACATGTAATGAGAACCAGTAACATAACTAGGATTACCTTTGTTATAGAACCAAAAACCTTCATCACGCCTTTTAAACTCTTCATCAATATAATCATACCACTTTTCTTTAAAATTAGTAGGATAATTATTCCAATCAAATACAGTTTTAATCTTTTCTAATTCTTTTGGATACTCATTAACCTCCCAATATTGTTCTTCTTTTTTTCCAGATCTCTTGTAAACATTTTCCTCTAATGGAAGAGCAATTTTAAGACCTTGTATTTCATATATTTCACCAATTTTTCCAGTCTTACTAATAACAACAATATCATAATCTTCATTGTAGCCTGTCTCCCACTTTTTATATCTATTGTTTCTTTTTAATGTACTAGATTTTATATGGTTTGGTAGTATTTTATATAAATTTTGTTTATACATTATCTTGATCTACCTTCTGCAAAACCTTTAAATTTTGCTGATTTATTTTTTTTTGAACTTTCTTTTAACATATTTTCTTCTTCTTCTATACGTGTTAGTATTTCAAAAGCATCAAAAATTGCTAATTTTTTAGTTGCAGCTGCATTTTTTAATCTATCAGCTGATATATCATCATCAGAATCTACAATAGCTTCTTTAGCTACTTTAATAAGTTCCTCAACTGCTTTTTGCCCAGCTTGGATTATACTCTCTTTGGTTTTTTGAGTGTTCATATTTAATTAAAATATCATTTGATTGCATACAATAAAGAAGTTCGTTATTTATAATAAACTCAAATTCTCTATTAGATTTAAACCCAACACAGTCTCCAGGAGTTATTCCTAACACTTCTAATGAACTATTACCATACTTTAGTATACCAATGTTCTTTTTTAACTTATCACCACTAAGGTCATTGTTTTCTAATATTGGTTTTACAAAACAAAAACCATTATTAGGTATCCATTGACTTTTGTTTTTATATAAATATACTTGGTTTATATCAGCAAAATATAAATTATCTTTAAAAAATTTAGAACTATTAACAGATTTACCTTGCATGTTCCAATATCTTCTGAATATGTTATGATGAACTATTACCTTATCACCTTTTTTAATAGGTGTTTTTATTCCAAGTGGTACTCCAACAACCTCAGCAGTTCTATTAATAAATTTATGATCTGAAATACTAGAGTTAATAATTAATTCTTTTCCTTTAATTTTAACTTTGTTGTTATATCTTTCACCAATTGGTTTTATTATAAATTGATAAATGGTATTCATCAGTATTCTAGATCATATTCTACCGATATTGCCATATTAGAATTAAACTTTTTCCAAGGCAACACCTCGTCTCCTTTTTTAATAAATATGTTGTAAGAAAACTCTTCTTCATTATATAATATATGAGATATAGTATGACCGCCATACACTTGTTGCCCTAAAGCATAATGCATGGCGTCATTTTTATAATCAGCACCTATACTGATTTTTCTTATTACACTACTCACTTTTTTGTTCTATTGGAGTACATGTACCATCTTGTAAATTTATATTTACTGCACCATACTCTTTTTCTAATTCAACTTTGAAATCTTCCATTTCTTGCACTGCTCCAGCATACTTATGATTTAAGCCATGCTTTTGAGTTTCTAGAAATCCAATGTCTCTTAATAGTCCACTTATTTCTTCTTGTTGTTTTTGAATTTTATTTAATTGTTCTTCAGTGATTTGTATTTTAGCCTCCTCGGCTTTTGATTCTACTTTTTTCATTTGATTTAATTTAATTTAATTTACTCTAATATAAAGCTAGTATTTCACTAGCTGTTGTAGCAGCATTTCCTACTAAAATTTTTCTAGCTAATAAAGGAAGTACTGTACCCGCGGGTATACTTTTAATAGTAACTGTTTGATTTTCTTGTGCTCCTACTAATTCTAACATAATATCTCCAGTACCGCCTACGTATAATCCAAAACACTTACCTAATTCTTGGTCAGTGTCATAAACTTCATCAGCAGCAGTACTATAGCCACTTGTAGGTTTTTGAAGATCACCAGCAGCTAAAGCTATACTAAGGCTACCAGTTATATTTGTTTGACCAAAAGCTTTATTTAATGATGCAGCATCAAAAACTATTGTTTGAGTTGCAGCACCTAAATTAGGCCCTGCACCAGGGTTTGTTGGGGCTGTAGCAGAACCATTTGGTCTTGTTTGAACTACTCTTACGTTAGTAATTGCTCCAGCACCATCAGTTTCTATACTATAATAAGCACCAGTTCTTGTCATTTGTGGAGCTGTATCTCCTATTGATGGAGCACCACCAGTACCTTTGGTACTAGGTATAGCAGAACCTAAAAAAGTTCCACCTGATGCATAAGCAATAACAGTTTGTGCTGTAGCCGCTATATTTGCTGTGGTATCTGTAAATTGACCAGATGGTATACCAGCAGCGCTAGCCCCAGGGGCTCTTAATGTGGCTGATGATTCAATATCTACTGCATTAGTGAAAGCATCACTTAAATTTTGTTGATACATAATTTTTTTATTTTACTTTGTCTTTAATTTTTTCAAATGTTCTTAAACCACCTAATCCTAACATACCTAACAATACGGTCATTAAATGATCCATTTGTAAAGCAGGTGGAGCTTCGGTAGTTTGTGTTATCCAGATAAATAAATCTCTAATAACGAAATTATATGCTAATGCTACTCCACATATCCAACCAACAAACGGTCTCCACCCAGCAACGAATAATGTACGATGCTGAGCTTCCACTGCATTGATCTTTGTTTGTAATTCTATTAATTTTTCAGGATCTAACTCCTTGCCTTTTATTGCTTCTCTTATATCCCAAGCCAAGTTTCCGGCAACAGTTTTATTTCCACTACCTTTACCTAAAAGACCTAGTAATAATTTAAACATTTACTATTTTTTCTTTGGCTTTGTGTTTGTTCCTTCTGTAACATGCCCTTGAGAAGAAACATATATATTTTGGCCTCCTTTTCCTTTGCCTTTGATGGTTTGCCTCTTATGAGGATAACCATTATGCATTGGTATACCTTTATCTTTTTTATGACGGTATGCGGGCATACCTTTTTCTTCATATTCAGCTGCACCTAATTTTCCACCTCTACCTAAAGGTTTCATATCATGCTTAATTGGCATGTTTTTAATTTCAGGATTTCCTCCTAATTTATTCATATGTTTTAGTATTGGATGTACTCCACTTACTGATTTATTACCGTATCCCATTTTATTTATTTTATTTATTATAAGCTTTTTTTTCCCAAGGTAAATTTTTATCTCCTTCATTAAATGATGAGCGAGGAAATTTTTTACCTTTCCAATAAACATTTGTATCATCATAATCTAATATACCATCTTTCATGTCTTTAAGGTGTACTTTTTCATGACGAATAACATCTGCTTTTACTTTAGGGTCTGTTATGTTTTTATTTATTAAAATGCTTCCATTTCTATCTGCTCTACCAAGTAAACCATCTTCTTCAAAATCTAAATGATATAAAGGTGTATTGTCTATTATATACGGTGGTTTAATTTTAAAAGCCATGTTATTTTTTATAAGGAAACATTTTATTTAATGTATTTTTTCTTTGCTGACAACCGCAGGGAATATTAAGCCCCTGCGATACTTTGTCAACAATTGTTTTAATCCCAGTGGTTTTTGTAAATTTCTCTACAGAATCACCAAGACCTTTACTACTATGCATATGCAATAGCTACAAAATAAACTGGTACAGGAGTAGCAGCTTGATCTCTACCTAAGTTTACACTAGCTTTAACTCCACCTGGATTAGCAGTCAACGCTTTGTTGAAAGCTGTTTCAAGAGGTGCACCTACAGTGTATGTAGGATTAGCTGGTGCTCCAGAGTCATTTACTGTAGAAGCTGTTAGTGTGATTACATCAACTGTTGCTGATCCATCTAAAGTTACTAAAAGAGTTTGATCAGCTGTTTGCTGAACCGCTCTTATAGCACTTGCATTTATTAAATGCTCTCCATTTAAAAGGTGATTTGCATTACCTGTTACATTTACTGATACAAAATTTGCCATTTTTATTATTATTAGTTATTATTAATTATTGATTATTTTTTTAGATGTTAGACAGTTCTAATCTGTTTTAACGTTATTTATTTCACCTGATTGTGATGCAGTAGATCTTCTAGCAGTGGAAGCTTGTTTTTTTCTAGATTTTTTTATTGCCTCTTTAGCTTCAGTTTTAGTTTTATTACCGCTTCTTCTTTCCATTCTAGCTTTTCTTCTTTCTGCTCTACCATCTTTACGATCTGCTCTATTTTGTAAACGATTTTTTTCTGCAACACTTACAGCTTTATTAGCTTTTTTTCTAAGTTTATCCCCTCTTTTTTTAACTTTAGGTTTTTCAGATCTTTCTTCTAATACTTTTTTAGTTTTATCAGATTTTGTATTTATATCTTCACCTGTTACTGATGTAGCATTAATTTTATTATCTGTAAGTTTTTGTATTTTTTTAACCTTGCCCGTTCTATCACTAGATACTTTTTCGAATTCTCTAGCGTCTTTTTTTCTATTATATTTTATTGCTGCTTTTCTAAAAGATTCAAAAGTAGGATATTTATCTTTGTTAGCATTTTTATAAGCTTCTCTATAAGATTTTTTACCACTACCGCTAGATGATGTTTTTGGAGGAGTGGTTGCTTTTATTGTTTTTCCACCACCAGATCCTTGACCACCTGAGCTTTTAGTTCCTTGACCACCTGATCCTTTTTTTACTGTAGAGGTTTCATCTTTTTTTGATTTACTTACAAGGTTTCTTCCTATTTTACCAACAGCTTTACTCACTAATTGAGGTATTGTTCCTACATTTAAAGGAGAAGGTTTTGATACGTTTCCTTTAGCTGGTTTTGGAGCTGTAGCTTTCGCTATAGACTTAGTGTGTGGTTTTGTTCCGTGTGTATTGGCGTGTATCTTACCAATACTTGTTTTCATTTTAAATGCCATTATTTCTTATATTTTTTAGAATCATATTTAATGTCCCCAGCTAATTTAGAGATATGTTTTTCATCAGCAGTCATATCTATATCGCTATGTCCGTGTTTAGCATCATAATCTATATCTCTTTTTAAATAAGATATATGAGCTGCATCATCACGCTCTGCGTCATGTACATTATGCTTAGTTATAGGAGTACGTGAATGCCTAGCATTACCAGTGTAGTGTCCAAAATGTCCTTTTTCCATGTTATGTAATTATTATTGATTATTGATTATTGTTAGCATTTCCATCTACGTCTTGCAGCTTTACCTCTTTCACCAGTCCACCCTCTAGATCTTGCACAAAATGATTTACGACGTTTAGCAGCTTTACTACCAGGTTTAACATCACCTGTTACAGCTGTTTTTAATTTACTTCCTGGATTATTAGCCCTATATTTTTTAACACCAGCAGCTGTCATTCCAGCTCCTTCTTTTACTGTTCTAAAATTACGACCCTCACCTTCAGTAGTTCTTCTAGGCTCTTTACCTTTTTTAGATCTTCTTTCAGCCGCTCTTTCAACCCTAAATTCTTTTCTATCTTTTCGAGCTTGACTTTTTTTGGAAAATGGTGAATTACTTTGTGTATAAGCCATAAATTAATTATTACTTCTTTTCTTTAAGTTTTACCCACTTAGATATTGTGTATCCAATAGTTACGAGTAAAAGTATAATTTTTAATGATACTTCCAAATGAGTCATAGAAATAGCAAGAGCTAACCCGTTTATTGCGAGTAATTTTATATCTGATATAGACATGTTATATTTTTTTACCTTGAGCTAATGCTGTTACAGGATATTTAACTTGATAGGCATTTTTACTACATGGAGCTTTTGATATCTCCATACCAGTAATACCAGAACTAGAACCCACACCATGTGCTCTACCTGTTTGATTTAATGGTCCATCCCATATGTGAGATTCACCAACTATACCTACTTTTTTATTTTTACTTGCTGTATTAAATGCTTTATCTTCGTGCATAATATTTATTTTTTAATTGATTTTAACATTTTGTCAATTTTTAAAGCTTGTGCTTTGTGCATAGCTGAAGCTTTTTTTAATTCAGCTGATATTTTTTTTAATTTTTTAGTATCCATTTTATTATTTTTTACAACCAAAGTTGTTAGCGTAGTTAGCCATAGATCTTACTTCGCTACTATATTTTCCCTCTTTAGCTTTCATTATAATGGAAGCGGCAGCGCAAGTACTTTTACCTGGCATATTTTTTTTTACCCATCTAGTAAATTTACCTTCATTTTTCTTTTTAATTTCAGGGAATGCTTTTTTATAAAATGGTGAGTTATTCATTTCTTAATGTTTTTAAATCTTTTTTATCAATATCTCCATCTTTATCAGTGTCCATTATTTTAGATTGATTTATTGATAATTGAAAAGGACTTTCTTTCATTGTAAAACCGGTTGAAATATTTCTTCTTATTGTTTCCATTGCACCCCTTGGCCCTTGTGCCTGGGCCATTGCCCCCGATCCTTTACCTTCTAGTCCAGTAGGTGTTTGTGGTATCATCGCTTGATTATATATATCTTCACTGATACCTTGAATATCTTTAGGATCTTTCATTTGTTTTAATGGGTCATCATTATATACCATAATTATCTAGTTTTATCGCTATTAACGTTATTTATTGCTGTTATTAAAACTTTATCCGTATAAGTTTCACCACGCATTATTTTATTTCTTCTTTTACTTGTTGGTACATCTTCTTCGCCCAACATAATTCGGTACATTCTTGCTATTAGTTGTTTACACTTGAAAGAAACTTTATAGATGTGATACTTTTGTGTAGTTCTGTTTCGTTTCCTCCACACAACTATCCAATCGTTTTTTATCATTTTGTTCCAGCGTCTGTTGTCCCAACTGTAAGCATAA